ATTGGTGATGAAAGTGTAGAATATCTAGCTACAATTAGCAATACTGATTCAGAAGAAATAATTCGTTTTATTGAAACAAAGGAATCTACTATTGATAGTAAAATAAAAACCGCTTTAAGAAAGGCTAAACAAGAACAACCTGAATTCTATAAAACAGAAAGATCATTGAGAGGTTTGGTTGGTATTGATAAGACAAATTCAGATACTCTATCATGGTTATATATTATTAATTCTATGGGTTTCAACCGTGAAACGCATACTTTTGATTCTAGAAAACGGTTTCTTGAATGGAACATTGAAACTATCAATTATCAAAAAAATATAATTGATAACTGCTTATACACAAGTCGAGTTCATGATTTACTTGATCTTTGGAGGCAGGGAAATCAGCTAGCAGGAATTCTATTAAAAAGACTTGCAGATCGAGAAACTGATGAATATGAATATAACTTTCTTTTAGGAAAAGAGAAATACGTGTCATTTACAGATGAAAGTTTACGTGAGTATATTAAAAGATGGAATCTAAGACATGTACAGAATAATAATGAAATAAAATATTGGGACGTAAGAATGGTAACAAATATGACAAGTTTATTTTCTTATCTAGTGACAAACCTACTAGACCTTAAATATTGGGATGTTTCTAATGTAATTAATATGAATTCTATGTTTAAAAATGTTAAGTTTAATTTTACTGGTATAAAAAATTGGAATACAAAAAATGTTAAGGATATGGGTCATATGTTTGAAGGACTAACTACTTTTAATGAAGATATTGGATCGTGGAATACAAGTAATGTTACTGATATGAGTGGCATGTTTATTTATGCATTATCTTTCAACAAAAATATTGGATCATGGAATACTACAAGTGTTACCGATATGAGTTATATGTTTCAAGGAGCAACATCTTTTAATCAAGATATTGGAAAATGGAAAACTGGAAATGTTTGGAATATGAGTCATATGTTTCAAGGAGCAACTTCTTTTAACCAAAAGATTGGAACATGGGAAACCGGTAATGTTGAGAATATGAGTTTTATGTTTAGTAATGCAAATTTGTTTAATCAGGAAATTGGAACATGGGAAACTGGTAAGGTTGAGAATATGAGTCATATGTTTGAAGGAGCAACTTATTTTAATCAAAATATTGGAACATGGGAAACTAGTAATGTTTGGGATATGAGTCATATGTTTCAAAGAGCAATTTCTTTTAATCAAGATATTGGAACATGGAAAACTAGTAATGTTTGGAATATGAGTCATATGTTTGAAGGAGCAACTTCTTTTAACGAAAATATTGGAACATGGAAAACTGGCAATGTTGAGAATATGAGTCATATGTTTTATAACGCAACTTCTTTTAATCAGGAAATTGGAACATGGGATATTGGCAATGTTGGAGATATGACTGATATGTTTAAAGGAGCAACTTCTTTTAGTAAAGAAACTCCAAAATGTGGTATTATTAGTGCACCATACGACGAAGTTCCATCTAGGGTAAGTTCAGAAGTTCATATGATGATTCCACCTACAGAAAGTGCAACAACATTTAGAGGAACACCATCAAGATCATTGATTAGTATGATGTATTTATTACATAAGTACCCAAAATATTGTGTTGTAATTCCTCCTTCGGCTGATTATATAGAAAGTTCTGTATATGGATGGAATGAAGTTGAGCTGGGTTGGAAAGAAGATTTTGATATACCATATGGTTTCTGGGATTTAATTAAAGAATGTTTACAAAAAAATCCTAAACCTAATTTTATTATTATGCCATTTGGTTTGCCAGGACATGCTAACTACTTAATCTACGATTCAAACACAAAAGAATTAGAAAGATTTGATCCTAATGGATTTACATCTGGTGATGAATATAATCCACCCAATTTAGACAAAAAATTAAAAGATTTATTTAATTCTAATGTTCAACAAGGAATGATAGAAAAAGTGTATACACCTTTATCTTTTTGTCCAAGAAGAAGTTTTCAAGCTCTTCAACATTCTGAGGGTGAACAAAAATCAGGAGATCCTGGAGGTTTTTGTGCTGCTTGGTGTTCCTGGTATGCAGATACTAGATTAGCAAATCCAAATAAAACACGTAAACAAGTAGTTGATATGGCTTTAAAGAAATTCAGAGATGAACCAGGAACAATGACACAATATATTCGTTCTTATTCTGTTTTTATACAAAAAACAGGAGAACTTTTACGAAAATCTAACGATCCAACTAGTGTTTTTAAATCTATTATTGAAAAGTCTAAGTATACTTAAGAAAAACAAGATTTAATCATAATCTTTTTTGACAGATTATGATTGCATTAATTATATATGAAATAAAAAATTTAATTAATTATTTATATTATAATAATAAATGGAGAAAACTTATAATGATTTTAAATGGTCTACATATCAAGAATCAAAAAGTATATTATCTTTAATGAATACTCGTTTTTGGTTAGATATTATTGGTTCAATGGGTTATAATATGTTAAATAACAGATTTGAAACTGAAAATTCATTATTTGATTGGAATATTTCAATTATTGATTACCAACAAGATGTAATTGATCATTTCTTATACACAAGTAGAGTTCATGATTTAATTGAACTTTCCATTGAAGGAAACAAGTTAGCTTTAACTTTATTACAAAGACTAAAAGATCAAACGGATGATGATTACGAACATGATTTTCTTTCTGGCAAAAATATTGATCAAATAACTGTTACAAATAAAACTTTAAAAGATTATCTTTTAAAATGGATCACAGGAGAAGAACGTATGCAGCCAATCAAATATTGGGACGTAAGAGATGTAACAAATATGAGTAATTTATTTGTTTTTATTGATGTAACACCAGCATTAAATAGAGATGTCTTAGATCTTACATATTGGGACGTTTCTAATGTTACTAATATGAATTATGCGTTTACTGAATTAAATAGAGGTTCTCTCTTAACTTTTACAGGTATAAAAAACTGGAATACTTGTAGAGTAATAGACATGAGTTATACATGTAGTAATAGTAGATTTAACTCTGATATTTCAAATTGGGATGTTTCTAAAGTTCAAAATATGTCTTGTATGTTTTGTAACTCAATATCTTTTAATCAAGACATCGGAGGTTGGAATACTGGTAATGTGAAAACAATGAATATGATGTTTAAAAATGCAACCTCTTTTAATCAATCTCTAAATGAATGGAACACTGGCAGAGTAGAAAATATGAGCTTCATGTTTCAAGAAGCAACATCTTTTAATCAAGACATCTCAGAATGGAATACTAGCAAAGTAAATACTATGGAACGTATGTTTAAATTGGCAAGCGCTTTTAATTGTGGTCACCCTTTAGTTATTCCGAATTATTATGGAATTAACAAATGGGACGTTAGAAATGTTACAGATATGAGTTGTATGTTTAAAGATGCACAATCTTTTAACCAGGATATTGGAGAATGGGAAACTATTAATGTTGAGAATATGGATTTTATGTTTGAAGGAGCAACATCTTTTAATCAAGATATTGGACTCTGGAAAACAGAAAGAGTTACGAGTATGTTTCGTATGTTTAAAGATGCACAATCTTTTAACCAAGATATTGGATTTTGGGACACTAGTAATGTTGATAATATGAGTTCTATGTTTGATAATGCAAGATCTTTTAACCAAAACATTGGAACATGGAATACTAGAAATGTTACTAATATGAGTTATATGTTTTATAACGCAAACTCTTTTAATCAGGATATTGGACGCTGGATAACCGAAAGAGTTCAATATATGACTTGCATGTTTCTTAATGCAAGATCTTTTAACCAAGATATTGGATTTTGGGACACTAGTAATGTTACTACTATGTCTTCTATGTTTTCAGGAGCACAATATTTTAACCAACCTCTAAATAAATGGGATACCAGCAGTGTCACAATTATGACTTCTATGTTTGAAAATGCAGAATCTTTTAACCAACCTCTAAATGAATGGGATGTTAGTAGTGTGAGGTATATGACTTCTATGTTTTCAGGAGCACAATCTTTTAATCAACCTCTAAATAGATGGAATGTTAGTAGTGTCATATATATGAATTCTATGTTTTATAAAGCAACCTTTTTTAACCAAGCTCTAAACAGATGGGATACTGAAAGAGTAACTAATATGAATAATATGTTTTCAGAAGCAATATCTTTTAACCAATCTCTAAATGAATGGGATGTTAGCAATGTTGAAGATATGAGTTTCATGTTTCATGAAGCACAATCTTTTAACCAATCTCTAAATAGTTGGAATGTCAGTAGTGCCAGAAATATGGATAATATGTTTTCAGGAGCAATATCTTTTAACCAACCTCTAAACAGATGGGATACTCAAAGAGTAACTAATATGGATAGTATGTTTTCAGGAGCAATATCGTTTAATCAACTCTTAAATTGGGACATTACAAATGTTATTTCAAGACAAAATATGTTTCAAGGATCAAGAGGTGATATTTTTATTAGTGGTGGTAATGTAGGCGAATTTGAATTTGAAGAAACTGATAACATAGATGAAAGAAACATGCATATATCAGAACCGGGGGAACATGAAAGATGCAAAGACTTATTCACTGGTGATGATATACGAATAGAAGAATATTTATCAGAAGAGGATACGTTTTTATTTATAAATAATTCTCCTAATGAACATTTTGATATTCTTTGTTATGAAAAAAGCTATATTGAAAATATATTAGACAACAAAAATAATTGGTTTTATGAATGTACAGGTAATATTTTAGAAAATGGTAACAGAACAATTGATTTCGGTAGAAATGAAAATAATGCTTTTATAAAACTACCTTTAAATATAGATGGCTTAAATGGTTTTATACCTCTAATTCAAGTAAGAAAAATAATAGGAAGCAATGATAGAATATATTATATATATCTAGATATTCAGAATCAGATTACACATTCAATATCTTGGATAAATGCATTTGGGCCTACAGAACAGAGAAATTGGGTGAGTGCAAATTATTGTCAGGTTGGAAGTAATTTACTTGTATATAAATTAAAAGTATGTAGAGATCCAGAAATGTGTGTACGATCTATATTGTAGATTTAGAATCTTATTCTTACTTATTAGTAAGAATAATGAATAATTGTACTAGTCTTTTATTCAATATCGCTTATTTTTCTCTTTCGATTTTTCTGATTCGTTCTATCGACAGCCATATGTATAATAGGAACACACAAAGCGCAATAGTCAATTGTACTGCAGCGTGACCTAAAAACCTTTCCGTCTATTATGCAGGTATCTCCACAGCAAGAACACCTATGTGAGTTCTCGATTTCCTCCGTAAGAACAGCATCATAAATTAATCTATCATATTCATGATTTTTTGTCATACATATTATTTTCTTATCATCATCTGCTTGGCATTCGATTTCGTGTATAGATTCTAGTTCGATTTGCACAATTGTACGACACGTGGTGTGTTGGCTTGAGTCCAACAATTCACAACAATACTCCCAGTCATTATTTTTGTTCTTAATAATGCTTCGTGCAGTCAATAGTACACCAAAATAATTACACATTTGAAATTCTTGTTCGTAGTCAACTGATACAATCTTGTGAACAGTAGCAAATCTATTATCTCCACAAGACACTTTGTCTCCAGATTGCAAAAGATCAACTCTTTTTACTGTTTTATCAGCCATTATAATAAAAGTTGATGGACCAAATCCTATCCAGTACATGATAATATTTAATTCAAATTATTTAATAAAATTTCAATTTTTAATCTGCAATAAGATTTACTTTGATCTTAATCTTGACGGCGAAGTCTGAGGGTTACCAAACATAAAACTATATTGAGGTTTAGGTTTAGGTTCAGGTGGTGTACCAAAAGTGAAAGTACCTTTAGGTTTAGGTGGAGGTGGAGGTTCAGGTGGTGTATCAAACGTAATGGGTCTTTTAAACAACTGACTTGAAGCAGCCAATTCTTTTTTTCTTTTATCTTTTCTAAATGCAATCTGAAATTTAAGATAACGTTCCTTTGTTTCAAGTAGTTTTAATTCTTGTTTTTTCCGCTCCTCCTCATCATATATTTTTTGTTCATTTTGTATAATAATTTTTTCCAGTAATGATGTCCAAAAAATACCCCTTTGGTTTTCATATTTTTTTAAAAAACCTTCTATGTTTAGTAAGTTTGTACTTGTTGGGTCTACTTTTAAAGCTTTTTGTATTTCAAATGTAATATTAGAAATGACTTGATTATTTAATTCATTAAATTCTAACATAACATCATTCTCGTTAAAATAACTGTTAATACCAATCAACTCTCGTAATGATCTTTCTGTTATATATGAAAAATCTTCTTTCTCAATCTTTTTAAAAGCTGTTTCCTCATAAATAGTAGATTCTTGATCTTTAATATAATCAATAATGTCTTTTACTTCGAAAGTAGTACCACTTTTTAAGACTAAGTATTCTAAGCTCTCGTCATAAATGCTAGACCTCTTCATGTCAAGAAGATTAGCTATAGATAAAAAAAGATCATCTCGCCTATGTATTTCTCTTTTAGCAGAACTTTCATTTGAAAAAAGCTCTAACTCATTATATGTTGCCTTTATTGCCGATTCGTCTGTAAATTCGTGTTGATATTTTGGAACATATGGACGAAAAATATATTTGTAATAAGGAGAAATAAAACTCATTTATTATAAACAAAATATATAATAAAAATTATCTGAATTTTATGTAAATAAAAAAAAATCTTTTGCTTCAACAAGACAATGATTAGAAGATATTTTTCTTCTAATCAATAATTATTAAATTTTAAATTATTTATCACTTTCATTGTCAATTCCAATGTCGTATTCATCACGGTATGGATCTTCTTCTTCCCATTCGGCCACAAAGTCTGATTCATCATACTTGTTAAATAGTTTGTAAGCTTCATCATCAGCCTTGTTTTCGGCATCACACACCTCTGCTTCAAACAGCTCTTTCTTGGTGAGATCTCTTGCATCTTGTGCAAAGGCCAGATCAACGCACATCTTGTCAACTCCTGACAAATTCTTTGTAATTATACTATATACATC